CTCAGTCAGCATCCCATGGGTTAACTCTTACTAAAGCTAATACTGTTATATGGTGTTCGCCTACTTACAATGCAGAACATTTTCAACAGTTCAATCAACGCATACATAGAGCTGGCCAAACACAAAAAACCGAAACAATTCTTATACAAGCCAAAAAAACTTGGGAGCCCGAAGTGTATAAGAAACTAAATACCAAACTCGGGCGAATGGAAAACTTATTACACATACTCAAGGAGGTATCATGAAAAAGTTAAATGATTTACTAGCCGAATATGGCACAGTGCGTGACGGCATTAAAGAACTGCAAGCGCAAGAAAAAGAACTAAACACTTCTAAGCGAGAGTTAGAAGCCCAGATTTCCATTAGAATGCAAGAGCAAGGACTCGATAGAATATCTAATGGAGGCCAAACAATATCGTTGAAAAACGAAATTGTACCTACTGTAGAAGATTGGGATCTACTGCAAATGCATGTAGCTGAAACTAAACAGTTTGAGCTAATGCACAAGCGTGTCTCAGCTACTGCTTATAGGGAAGCTATTGCAGCAGGTATAGAAATACCTGGTGTCAAAAGCACAGAGTTGACTCGTATTAACTACAGGTCAACATAATATTAATATCGATGAAATAAGGAGAAAATAACCATGACCGATATAAGTATAGTAACGAGCAAAGTACCAGCTCACGTTCAAAGTGGTACACGACTAGGTAATGAGAATGTTACATCTGAACATCTCTCAGTGCCACGAGTAAAGCAACTTCAAAAGATGTCTAATGAAGTTGATAAAAACCATAGTGATTATATGGATGAAGCCGAAGTTGGCGATTTCATTAACACTGTGACTGGCGAAAACTATGGCCAAGAAGTATACGTTGTAAACGTACACTTTAAGGAAGAGTTCGTGCTATGGGTAAAAAGAGATAAAGGTGGCGGACTAGTTGGCAGCTTTGCATCCAACTCAGACGCTGTTGAATATCTTGAAGCTGAAGGTAAGAAAGTAGAAGATCATGAGATTATCCAAACTCAAACTCATACTCTATTAAGAGTTGATGAAAAGACTGGTGACATCTCAGATATACCTTTCTTATTTGATTGCGCATCATCTAAGCTAAGAGTGTCTAGAGAATGGAATACACAAATAGCTAAGTTTGGTGGCGACCGTTTTTCATCTTTATGGAAAATGGCATCTGTATCTACATCTAACAGAAAAGGTCAGGCTTTTATGAACATAGAAGTTAACCGTGTAGACTGGCTAAAAGACGAAGCGTACCAAAACGTAAAAGCTTTTTACGAATCATCTTTCGGTAACAAAGCTAGTTAAATTAATATAGGGGGCCTTTTTCATAGGTTTACCAGGAAGCGTGGTTCACTTTCCCCTAGAAACGAACCTTTCGTGCAATTGAACTGCGACAATTAGTGTCGCATGCCCGACCGTGCTACACTTCTTATGTGCGTGAAAAGGAGTTCATAAATAAAGTGCACAAGCACTTACCCAAAACTATCTATCGATGGAAAATTAACGATCCTTATAATGGGGGAGTCCCAGATGTTTTTTATTCAGGTCGCAATGACCATTGTTTTATCGAATACAAATACACAGAAAAAATACCAGTAAAACAAAGTTCTAAATTAAAGTTTAACTTATCGCCACAACAACGTATTTGGCTAAACCTCCAACTTTCTAATAATATTAAATGTTATGCCTGCCTGGCCATAAAAAACCAAGTTTACCTTACTCAAGATTTTAATTTAGAATATATAACGTTAAAAGAATTTAATAATCAAAGCATAGACTTTAATTCTTTTATACAATTTATAACCAGCATAGCCATAGGAGATGAAAATGACTGACTACGTAAACTCACCACCACATTACAATAGTGGAGACATAGAATGTATAGACGCAATAGAGGCAAGTATGACCCCAGAAGCCTTTAAAGGATATCTAAAAGGCAATATTCAAAAGTATATGTGGCGTTACGAAAACAAAAAAGGGCTTCAAGACGTGCTAAAAGCACAATGGTACCTAAATAGACTAGTTAAAACGCTTGAAAAACACGAAACCCTCGAGGACGCACGGACAAGCTCACCAAGCACTTTTGCATAGTTTTGGATTAATACCCTTAACTATGCTAACAAAATGCAACAGCGTTAAGCGTGTGAGGTCATTTTTTCCCAGCTTGGCGATTTCGGGCGAAAGAACGGTTTTTTGATCTACTTTGCACTACTAAGTTGCTTTTATTAAAATTCATAGGATTTCCGTCTCTATGATGAACGTCAGTTCGATCTCCTTTTCTAACTCTACCTTCTTTTATCAATTGCCTTCTTACTTTATTTCTCATAGCACGACGTTTCTTTTGTTCTGTAGTGCCTTGGTAGTTTTTATATTCTTTTTTATAGTTACGTGACATTTTATGGATCTGGTAAAAGAAAACCAAGCAACATGCAATAACAAAGTATAAGCAATGCAATATCTAACATTTAAGAATTATCCATGCACCAATGCCAAGAATCATTTTCTTCATACAAAAATGCCTGGCATCTTTTAAATTTTTCTCGCCATTTATCAGAGTCAAACTTATCGTTCCACTCTAAACTTGAGTCTTCTGCTATAGGTATAAATTTAGACTGGGTTGAACAACCTATTAGAAATATACTAACCACCAAGAGGATTCTTGTTGTCATCTTTTATCTCCTCTATGCGTTTATCTAAACTCACTATATCAGCTTTGATTGTAGCTATATCTGTTTTTATTTCAGTAACATCAGGAACTTTTATGCTATCGACTGCTTTTTCTAAAAACTGCACAGATGTTTCTATGCTTGCAAAGCGTTCTTCAATAACTTGCACGTTATCTTCTGCTTCACTTATACCTCCAATCTTAGCCTCTAAGTTTGCTATACGGTTGACATAGGTAGCTCCTGTGTAACCAAAACCCGCAAGAGTTGAAACAATGCCCACTAAAGCTATTACTTGTGTTGTTTTACTTTGTAACCAATCCATGGTAATTCTCCTATAAAGGTGGTTGTAACTTTATTATATCGTTCATTTTACTTATATTACTACCTGCAAGTCCATAAAATGCGTTTATGTTATCTGGCAGGGTTTCAGTATAAATTGTCTTAGGTGCATACCATTGGTCCTGGTCAGCCATCACAATAGTTTGATACGTGCTAAACCCCGGGACAAAACCCATGTACGCAATAATTGTATCTTCTGAGCCATATTCACCTGTTTCTTGTTGTTGAGCTTCTACTTCTTCTTGTGCTGTTTGTAAGTTTTGAGCTATCAGATCCTCTACTGTAGTGTCGGTATCAGAAGATGTATCCATAGAACTAATAGAGGTGTCTATCTGATCTTGCACTGCATTAGTAGATACGGTGGTTACAACAGAAGTACTAATATCAGTTGCCCCTGTAGAGTCATTTGTAGAAGACCCGGACACGGACATAGAACTCATGTCCAGAACTTGATTTGTCTGAACTGTAGCAGAGGCAAATTGATCGGACATACTCGGTGAGCTAGTTGTACTTATACCTGCAGTTCCTGAAGAGGCCCCTGTAGAACTACCACCTACAGCATTACCAGAAGCTGCAGTATTTCCTGTAGCATGAACACTATTGCCTGCGTTAGTCCCACTTACGCTCTGTGTAGCAGTCGCTACTGTCGAAGAAACAACACGCAAAGCTATTTCTCTACTAATAGAACTTTCTTGTTTCTCTGTTATTTCAAACTCATCTTGAAAAATTTCTTCAAACTCTTCTACAACTTCTTCTTTTTCTTCTTCTGCCTCTGCTATACGTTCTTCAATTGCTTCGAATACTTCTTCTACGACTTCTTCTTCAAAGATCTCTTCAATAAATTCTTCTTCCGGTTCGTCCAAATCTGCAAGTTCTTCTTCAATTCGTTCTTCAAAACGTTCATTAGTTTCTTCTTCAAACCATTCTTCTAACTCTTCTACACTATTGAATTCAATAAATGTTTCAGGTTCGCTGTAATCTTCTATTAAGAAGGTTTCTTGGAGTATGAACTCATCTAGTAATACTTCATCTTGGTGAAAAGGCTCATCATGGTGAAGACTAAACGTATCAATAAAAGGCAAAGGTTCTAGTTCATAAAAAACAACAAAGTCGTCTATAAATGGATCTTCGAAGTAATCGTCAAAATTATCTCCAAACTCTTCAAAAGGCGGAAACATTTCTTCTTCAAATATTTCTAGAGTTTCTATTGGGTCGTCAAACCCTAAGTTATCGTGGTGCGGGTCATCCGTAAAAATACCCGTTGCAAATTGTTCCTGTTCGTCTACAAAACCAAAATCAACGTTAGTATCATCAAAGAAAGCCACAGACTCTTCTTGCCTATAACCTTGGCAGAACGGTGCGTATTGTGGGTCTTCGTCACACTGTTGATCATCATATGCCTCCCAGTACCTAGGACACGACTCGCTATAAAGCTGACTTATATTACATTGTTGTGTTAATAAAGCATCAGCATAACCACTGCAGCTAGAATCATTTAGTGGGTCGCTACAATCAATACCGTTACCACTCCCCGAACCGTATAGTGAACCGCCATTTTCTAATGTGGTGTTCATGGTGGTATTGTTCCAGTTAGTGTTTACACAGTTGCTAGCATTCGTTGTGCCAGTGTTACATTCATCATGGTAATAATAGGTGTATGAATTGTCCTTACTAGAACCTACTTCGCCAATTAGTACATCATGGTTTATTATCTCTAACTCTCTATAGCGAATGTCAAAAGAATTGTTGTTCCAAAGTATGACTTCAAAACTATTGTCTGTATTTGCACGGTTGTATTCCCTTAAACGATACCAGCCAAAGATCATCTTAGAGCTATCACCCCAAGACTTCATTCTAGAGTTGTTATCTCTTATTAAGTCTGTCCAAAAAGGATATATGGTATAGGTGTGTTGTCCGTTAAGTGGATCAGGAGTAAAGTCGCTACAATAGCTACCACTATTGCCAAAGTGTAAACAACCATTGGTCGCCATTCGTGCTTGTGAAAATGTAGAGCCGTAAAAAGTAAAGTTAAAAGAAAGATCAATTGCAGGTGAAATACCGTCATCAGATACCCCGTATGCTAACTCGCCCTCAAAGTTATTCGCGTTATCATGTAAGTCAAATAACGGTTGGTTGGCTTCGTATGTGTACTGTCCATATACACTAAATGATAACAGACTAGCTACTGCGTAGCATAAAACTCTTTTTTGCATTGTTTATTAGTCTTAGTTTTTCTTGTATATATAGTTTTAACCGCACCTACGACATCTTTATTTATTTTTTCTCTATTAGGGTTAGTCTCGTGGGTACACTTAGCAATAAATTCTTCTAATGCGTCATCTTTGTCGGGTCTTTTTTGTGGGTTTTCCTCCCACGCTACAGTAGCTTCTTTACCTATCTTACCGTTGTACGGACACGGAGTACCTGCCATTGACATGGCTTTGAACACTCTTTCATCTTGGCACAGCAATGCAACTGATGCCACTTTCATGCCCATGTCGTACAGGTATTTACTTAGTTTTAGTCTCTCACAGTTCATATCACGCACAGTTTTTCCACCCGATAGTCCAAATACTTGGCCTTGGAACGCCCCACTAAGTCCTGTGGTGCACAAATCTTGCGAATAACTCATGATACTCGGAGCAATAGCACTAGCTGGTGGTGCTTCGCTTTTCACATTTTGGTTAATAGTCTGTGTCGAATTTGATTCGTTGATGTTTCTATTCGTGTTGTCAGACGTTGTGTTATTTTGGTTAATATTTTTGTTATTAGTAGTAACATTTGAGTCTGACGTAGATGAATTGATATTCGTATTAGTCGAAGTGTTGACATTAGTGTTGTTCGAAGTGCTCGTATTGTTGACATTTTGATTCACCGTAGAATTAACTGTAGAAGTCGAAGTCGAAGTATTAACGTTGTTGTTATTGTTAGTGTTATTCGATGTCGAAGTCGCAGTTGAAGTATTTATATTAGTATTTGTATTGTTGTTGGTATTCGAGTTCGTATTCGTTGCCGTTGTCGTCGTTGTGTTCGTGTTGTTATTGGTGTTCGTGTTGGTGTTTGTATTAGTGTTCGTATTGGTGTTTGTATTAGTATTAGTGTTAGTAGTGGTTGTTGTATTAACTGTATTTAAACTATTGTTTTCACAATACTGTGTGCCATTTACACAAGCTGTGCCTGATTGTTGTGTGGATTGAGCTTGAGCAACTGTGGTAAACCCTATTAAAAATGTAATCCAAAACATAAAAAAACACCAAACGATGATATTGTCATGTTTTCTTTGTTCTTTTTGGTTCATTTATCCTCGCCTTTAAAACTTTTACTTGCTCCACTTGTCCCTGCGTAAAGGCCAAACCATGCTGCACCAGCACCTACTACAACTGATATAAGGCCAGATTGTTCAAAGTTAGGTGCTTCTAAATCCATGAACCACATTACTGTTGTATATAACAAAACGATATAAACAGTTAAAAATGCTCTTGGAAATATTCTCCAGGAGTCTACCGCTTGCGCTAAATGAATCCACTTTTGGTGAGGGTTTACATTAGTCGTATCTTCCAACTCTCTGATTTTATCTTTTAAATCTGATATCTCTCTAACCATATCCATAAATTTATTGAGATCCATCTCAACTTCGTTACGGTCCATGTCTCCACCAAATCTTCCGTGTCCGTCATTCATTAGTAATCACCCCATACTTTAGTTTTAGTTCCGCCGTGGTACTCCACCGCATGACCTTCGTCTATTAATATTTTACAGATATCTTTACCATCCTCTGTATAAGGTATGCCAAGTATTCTGCCGTATTTACCCTTGCCAAGGGATTTGATTTTTATGCTACCTACGCATAGTTCTTGTAATCTTTCTTTGGCTGCAAGTCCCAGTTTCTTTTCCGCTAAGTCTCGTGTTCTAGACTCAGGAGTATCTATTCCTGCTAACCGCACTCTTTGCTTGTGCAACTTAACATCAAAGCCAAGATCGAGCGAACAGTCAAAAGTATCCCCATCAACAATTCGCTCTAGAGTTGCTTTATAAACAAAGGCATCTGGCGCTTTAGCCATTTACTTCTCCTTTGCTTTACCTACATTGATTGCACACCAATCTATAAGCTTGTAAATTTTGCCAATTAAGATGTCATCTTTTGGTGTTGGCGTCAGGGCACAAATAAGAGACGCACCCGAAACAACCCAAGGGGCTAACTGAATCAATTTTAATGTTAAATCTAACATATATATTCTCCATTATGTTCCTCCTTGAACTAGTTTATTTACTTAAGTTTAACAGATTATTCTTCTTTTTCACTAACTGTAACTTTTCGATAGTACACAACCACATCTTTGAGTTCTGTAATATATCTTTTAATTTCTTGCATGTTGTAAGCCATAGTTTCGTAATCTGGCACGGTCATAGCTAAAAAAACAAGTTCGCCTTCTTGGTCTTTTATAATTGCAAACTGCTCTTCAAAGTTATCTGGAGTTATAGTAAGCCATCTAACCTGCTTGAGATCTATCTCTCTAGGCATGACTGGTTGTACTATCTGCCTATCAATAGGTTTAGCAGATACTTGTATTTCTCTAGTCGGAAGTAGACTGCAACTGCAGGCCATTATCAAGATCATCAATAGTAGAGCTGATGTTCTCAATGTCCTCCATGATATGTTTTGTTCCATTGTTTATTTTCCTTTGCATATCAACTGGGTCACCCATAATCTTGTCACTCAGTTCGTAGTTTTTAATAAATTCTGAATATCTATTTAATTCTCTTTGCGCGGCTTGACTTTTTACAGTCATGTTTTGTAGTTCTGTAGTTTGTAAAGCAAACTCATTTTGCAAAGAAGCTATTGCTTCTTCTTGTGTCGCTACAGCTCCTTCAAGAGCTGCGTTGTTTGCTAGAAGTATTTGGACTTGATTGTAAAAATAATACGTAGAAATGCTAAGGACTAATATAATGCCTATAAGTACTTGCTGCATTCATGACTCCTTCATGTGCAAGGTTAAACTACTTTCCTACTGCTTTTTGTGCCTTTTTATGTGCTGCAGTAAAAGTGCTGCCTTTCATCATAAGATTTTTCATAAACTTCATATGCTTTGCGCTATGGTGTTTAGAATGTCTTTTCATGGTAGCTTCTTGTCTTTTAGTTAAAGCTTTTTTCTTTATTGGCTTTTTTCTTCGCCTAGTAACCATAAGACTTTTTCATAGTTTTCTTTTTCTTCATGGTCTTTTTTTGTTTAGCCATCTTTTTTTTCTTAGGGGGTCTCCCCATTTT